CGTTTGCCAAAGGCGCGTTCCGCAAGAGCGTCAAGGATCGCGGCGCCAAACTGCCGGTGCTCTGGCAACACAACCCGGACTGGCCCATCGGTCGGCACATCGAGATCAAAGAGGACAAAACCGGACTGTACGTCGATACACACATCGTCGATGACGGCACCGAAGGCAGCGTCGCGCTCAAGCGGTTACGCGCTGATGTGCCGCTCGGGTTGTCGTTCGGCTTCCAGACACTGAAAGACCGATCAGCGGAAGACGCTGACGAACTCGACTTCTCGCAGAACAAAACCGACCGCGCCAACGTGCGAGTCATCACCGAAGTCAAGATGTGGGAAACGAGCGTCGTTACGTTCCCTGCCAATGAATCAGCACAAATCACGGCGGTCCGCTCCGACATGGACGCGGATACGCTCTCTACCATCACTGAGGCAATTCGCGCCGGTCGGATCGACGAACGGTCCGCCGCGCTAATCGCAGAACTGGTTCTCGCCTGGGGCGAACGCGCCGAGCCGGTGGAAACACCACTCACGCCCGATCCCGCACGACGAAACCGAGACATCGCAATAGCCGTGGCGCAACTCAACGCGCAATACGGCCACCTCATCGGAGTATCCGCATGAACAAACTGATCGAACTCAGGGAGCGCATGACCGCGGCCCTGAAGGAGCTCGGCGAACTGCACGGCAAAGAGGATCGCAGCGCCGACGACGAAACGCGCATCGACGCACTTCTGGCAGAGACGAACGAACTCGGCCCGAAGATCGTGCGCGAGCAGAGCATCGAGGACGCCACCCGGCAGGCCTCGCAGTACACCGCGCCAGCGGGCCGGCAGATACCGGGCGGCGGACAAGCCGCGGCAGGCGCCGCCGAAGCACAGACACGCGACCGCCGCTCACTCGGGCAGCGATTCGCCGAGTCAGATCAAGTCAAGAATTGGTCCGGTGGACGAAGCCAGCCATTTGACGTTGGCAGCTTCTATCACCGCGAACCGACCGCCGCCCATCGTGACGGCATGGCGCCGGACGAAGTTCGTACGCTGATCGGCAGCGCCGCACTGCCGGCTGACTACATCCAGGCGACGATGGTGCCCGGTTGGTTCCGCGGCACCGATCTGCAAGGCACGCTTCGGGATGTGCTCATCAACGGGCAAACGGATAGCGACGCGATCACCTTCTTCCGCGAACTTGTGTTCACCAACGCGGCCGCTGGTGTTGCTCAGGCCACGGCGACAGACGGCGCAACCGGACTCAAGCCGGAATCAGCGTTGACCTTCGAGCAGGTCACGGCGCCGGTGCAAACCATCGCGCACTGGATCCCGATCACTCGCCAGGCGCTCGATGATGCGTCACAACTGCGCACCTACGTCGAACAGCGATTGCTCGACGGGCTCCGGCTCGAAGAATCGGCGCAACTGCTGAACGGCGCTGCCGCACCGGACCTCGTGGGCATCCTGGCCACACCAAACGTGCAAGCGCTCAACGCCGCCTACTTCCTGGCCAACCCGGTCACGGATGCCGGCACGAACAATGAATCGTTCAACCGCATTCTCCGAGCGCGGCGGATGGTCCGCACCACCGGACGCGCGCAAGCGACATTTGCCGTAGTCAACCCTGCCGATATGGAGCTCTTCCTGAGCGCCACGGACGGCAACACGCAATATCTCGGCACTGGCCCATTCCAGGCATCGCCCGCTGTGGCGTCGCTGTGGGGCCTGAGAGTCGTCGAAGACGAGAACATCGCGGCGAATACCGTACTGGTCGGCGATGGCCGCATGGCGGCGATCTGGGACCGCATGAGCGCGCAGGTGTTTATTGACACCATCAACGATCAATTCGTGCGCAACATGTTCACGCTGCTCGCTGAAGAGCGACTGGCGCTGACCGTGTTCCGACCAACTGCTTTTGCCATCGTCACGCTTGAGCCAGTCTAGGAGATACTGACATGGCAAACAGAATCGTCACTATGTTCCCCTCCGCCGCATACACGGCAACGCAGACTTCAGCAGTGAAGTCGAATCCCGGTGCAAACGCTTTGCGCTTTCACGTCGATTGCACGGCGCGGGCTGGTTCGGCGTCTACCGTCTTTTCCTTCCAGGGTTACGACCCGGTTGGAAACGATTACTACACGATGCTTGATTCCGCTGCGGTTACAACTGCGGCGAAGACTACGTACACCATCGGACTCGGCAGCACCGTCACGGCCAACGTGTCGGCGAATGTGCCGGCTCCGGCGAAATTCCGCGTTCTGGCCACGCATGGCACCGCTGACGCGCACACGTATAGCGTCTCGTGCGAGATGCTGGACTAATGGCGAGGCCGCATGACTGGGCGACAGACGGGACACCGCTCGACTTGATCGGTCAACCGATGACGCCCGGTCGTGGCTCGTTTGACGGCATTACCATCGTCATCTCAGGAGAAGCAACAATGGCACAGGAAAAAGCACCTGCCGACGGCACGTACATCCTTGACGGCGTGCCCTACATCACGCGCAAGGACGCGCTCCTGCCCGAAGGCGCAGAGTTCACCGCGGGACCGCTGCCGGGCGCTGAGGACTACGACACAAAGACGGCGAAACGGTCGAAGGGCGAAGCACCGGAGAACCGGGCTAAAGCCGAGAAGCCGGAAGGTCGCTAGTCATGGCGCAACTCGGCGACCTGGATCACGTCAAGGCGATGCTACGACCGTCACCGGACACTGAGCTCGGTGCGGATGTCGAAGCACGTCTGACGAAGATACAGGCCGCCGTGACCGCGAAGATCGAGAGGGATATGGGTCGCACGTTTGGCAGCGTTGCCGCTGACACGACCCATCTGTTCTACGCCTATCGGTCGAACATCCTGATCTTGCCGATACCGGCCCGGACCATCACCAGTATCACGGTCGGCGGCACGGTCACGGGTGGCACGGTCACAGGCGGCACGTTGCTCACTACAGCGGACTATGCGCATAGCACCGTCGATGTGCGCACAGGCGCGATCTACGCGCTCAGGTTGCTCAACGGCGCATTCTGGGGATCATCCGATCCGGCCAGCCGGCCGACGGTGCCGGTCGTCATCGTCGGTGACTTCACCGATAGCGATAACGACGCGATCATCCCGGACGATGTGCAATACATCGCCGACTACCTGATCTTCGAGCGGTATCGCTATGAGAGCGCCAGCAACAATGGCGGCATCGGTCCCGACGGCTTCGGTGACGATCTGCGCGACGCCTGGAAGGACCCGATGGTATTGGCGGTGATCGGCAAATATCGGGCCGACGCCTACGAGGTGGCGGTCTGATGGAACTGCACGTTGACGCTACGGAAGCATTCGAATTGGCGGGACGATACGCCGGAGCGGCCGCTATCGTGAAGTCAGAGATGCACACCGCGATGGTGCAGTCTGTCGCTGTCGTCGAAGCGCAAGGCAAGGTCAACGCGCCGGTGAAAACCGGCACGCTACGTCGCGGCATTGTCGGTCAGGCGCAGAGTCATCAACTCGGCATCGTGCATAACAGTAACGTGCCGTATGCCATCTTCGTGCATGAAGGCACGCGCTACATGGCGGCACGTCCGTACTTACGGCGAGCGGTGCAACAGAAGCGCGGTCAGATACTCGGCATCTGGAAGGCCATGATTCCGCGCATCGTCGCGCAGTTGCGGGGTTGATGTGAGTCGCCTCCCTGCAGTCTGTACCGCGTTTGCTGCGCAAGTGCGCACGGTGATCCCGTACACCGCGTATCCGGCTCCGGCGTCGATTGCGGGCAACGCGCCTATGGCGATTGTCTACGGTGGCAGCGGTGAAGGAACGTACAAAGGCGGCAGCGAACAGGAATGGATGGAAACCATCGTCCTGCAGATATTCGCTGGCACGGCGGACACGCCATCAGCGCTGTTCGCACTGGATGAACTGGTCGATCCGATCACCGACCTGTTCAACCCGACGAACCAGGACGCATACACCCTCGGCGGACTCGTGGACCTCATCGGTTTTCCGACCTACGAGTTCGGCACCACGAAATACGGCAACCAGGACTTTTACGGCGGCGTCATGCGTTTCCCGACGAAGCGCAGACGTTTCGCAGGAGACGCATGAAATGGCAGAGAACCCAGACGACATTGCCTATACCTACGTGCCGCAGGAAGGCGCGTTTGTGATCGGCATACCACAACGCGATCTGACGAACGCGGATGTCGCCGCGCTCGGTGCAAGCGCGCATCAGGCGGCCGCAACCGGGCTCTATGTTCCGGTCAATGGCAAGAGCCATAAAACCACCACCACACCCGCGCCTCACAAGGCCGAAGGGGAGTAACCAATGACAACCGCATTCAACGTACTGCCGAATAGCGTTGCTCC